GGTTCTTATCCGCGTAGCCGTCTTTACCCTTTTCAATATCAATAGAGGCTTTGAACTTACGCTCTAAGAGTTCATCAACGCTAGTAGCGTTAGGCTTACCGCAGGCGCGTGCCCATGAAGCAACTTGCTCACGACCAATTTTTTGAGCAACTTCACTGCTGTTATGAATGTTGAAGTTGTTCCAGATCTTACGACCATCAAACTGATCACCAACAACTTCAAACGTAGCCGCAATCATCTGACCGCCAGACTTTGTATCCTTTGATTCGGCTTCTGTACACTTAATGACGTACTCACCTTTAGGGATAGGGCTGTAATCACGAGTGCTAGATGACTCGTACTCTTTTAAATCAAATCCAAATCTAGACATGGTAAATCTCCTTTATTAAGATACAACGGGAATATGTTTCACTATCTCTTCGTATTTCATTTCGAAAGAGTCAGGACAGCTATAACGATTTTTTGCGATGAACGCAGGGTTTTCAACAACATGAAGTAACCGCTCCCCAGTTGTGATACCGCGATTGACAGTATTGTTGAAACCTACATCAGACTTCTTGACAATAACCTTGAATCCTGCGTAGGCTATCACATCACACCACTCTTGTAATAAAGAGTTACAACGATTTGGTAGCTTTGGCGAAAAACGATCGTAGGGTTCTGTCAGCGGATTCTCATAACGAACTACGTTAGAATGCGCTAGAAGAATAATGTTCATAGCACGCTTACGACGTAACGCGTCAAGACCTTGCAAGATCTCACGGAAAGACTCAGCAACAAATACTTGACCCTTACCATAACCTAGATCTTTTGCGTCATGCGAGCTCTCGATATCTTTAACGATCAAAGGTTCAACTAACCAATCTACGCTATCAATTACGAGAGTTTTGAACGTATGCTCCTCTTTCAGCAGAGTCTTGATGCTTTCAACTACATCATTGATCTCTACTGCACGAGGGAATGACGTTACGTCAAGGGAATCAAGACCATCCTCAGTGTTGATAAAAACTGGATCAGGGAACTGGGACGCAATCGTTGATTTGCCGATACCATGGTTCCCGTAAATGCAGATCCTAGGTGGTAGTTCTTGCTTGCCCTTTACAAGCGATTTCATAAAACTCATAGTATTTCCTTTATTAAAAATGTACTACAACTTCGTTATAACGAAATATCCTAGAATCAAACTGAAGCAACCTGAGATCCATTCCAGGACGATTTTGCGCAATAACACCTACGCACACTGCTGCCAACTTAGGATCGCCAATCAAACATAAATAATCGTTATCTTGGAAATCCGTTAAAACCTCTCTCGCATACTCTACAAGATCGATATTGTCAGTATCAGCGTCTGTAAATATATGCTCGATTTTTCCGAACCTTGCTGCATCTTTGATAGTTTTCCCTAGAGAATTGTCAACGATCCAACAGACGGAGTGGTCTTCTTCCATACTTACTCCTTTCTTAACATCTTCAGCAAAACCTGATTGAATATTATTTTTCAAGTTATTATCTTTATAAAAATTTATTAGCGCCAATATCTCTGACTGTCTTGATTATAGCTTGAAAATACCAATCAAAATTCAAATCTTGAGGCATATTTTTTGGTAAAACCATGCACGCTTTTGCCCCATCAGTTTTAGCAACTTTATTTCCATTTGTTGAATAAACAATCGGAGGCAATTGCTCAGTCGTTTGATACCATCTTACAACTTTTCCAAGATATTCATCATTTTGAACCCCGCCACCAGTCACACTTCTTACGCTGATGAAATCAGTTAAAGAAGTACTCTTGAGTGTTTTCTCAAATGCTATTCCTTTTGAGAGCCAGTCCGCTACTGCTTTTGAAACAACAGGCGCGGTAGGGTTTTTACTTAACGTTGGCGCGCTATAAATCCCTTTTATCTTTACAGATCTATCCTCCTTTACCGCGTAGTAGTTATTGACATCTTTCAAAGCAACACAGCGGTAGGGTGTAGCTTCAAATATAAAACCTGTTTTTTCACTGAAATCTTTAATAATCTTTTCAACGACAGGATGACCAAACTTCCGATAGTACAACATGATTCCGTCAGTATTCGCTGATACAACGCTAATCCTATGATATTCAAGCGTCTCAATCAGATTCAGGAGAGTCAATTGACCTGTCAGCGTAATGTTGATCATTACGTCTGGCGAGTATAAAGGTGAGTATTTATTGGCGGTCTTGCCGAATGTTCCGTTCAAAGCAATACGCAAGCTGTCAGCGATAACCATGTTACCTGCTCGTTTACCTTCTAAGCGCATATTGAAAACTTTACGATACTCTTCAAGAAACTTAATTCCAGTATTCATCGGTATCAAATTGCAGTTGAGCATGATCGCAGGGTAATATGAAGCTACGTCATAGTCAACTACGCAATGCTCGTCATCAGTAACGTAGCAAACCTTTCTATCGTGCTGAGAATGAAGACCCCCCACACCCATTTGGTAGATACCCTTGCCGATATTAACGAGACCATCTTTCAAGAAGTCTGGAAGAATAACGTGACCACTCTCCGCTACGTCAAAAGAATGCGCTTCCATACGCTTTAAAAGCTCTTTGAGCTCAGGTGTTTTGAACTCAATAAAGTGAGGCGCTTTGTAAGACACTGTCTTCGGAATGACAGGTTCTCTACGTTTGAGTTTGAGCTTTTTCATGAACATTTGCTCAGCGACTTGGGAGTCAGACTTAGAACGTGCATCAAACCCGTACTCCTTGCTGATCTCAACGCGCAGTTGCAATTGACCCTGAAGCCTGTTGTAAAGCTCCGCGGTAGTGTCAAGGTCGTTGTGACAGTATTTCAAAATGACCTCAAAATCGTCATCTTTAATAATAGAGTCATGATGAAACGGCAAGTCTTGAATGACAGGCATATTCATACGAGCACCATATGTTTTTAAACTAACGAAGCTGGGCGCGACTTCAATCAAATCAATATGATCTACCATCGGTATCTTGAAGCCGAAAGACTTTTCAGCTTCCCACGGCATCAGGTTTTCCTGAATGATTTTATCTCCGAGCGCTTTCACCTCCTCAGTAGTCTTACCAGTCATGAAGTAACTAATAACAGGCATATCATAGCGATTTCCATTAAACGTGATGAAAGTGTTATTGGACTTCATGAGCTCTTTCAATCGATCACAAGCGCCTTCCTCATGACCCCAGATATGGAAGCGGTCACCAGTCTCAAGAATCAATCCGCAAAGTAGGAAAAGATTCTTAAACACTTCAGTGTCGATAACGATTGTTTTCATTAATCTTGATTGACGTAACCTGAAGTAGCATCACCTTCAAAAAGATCAGGTTGCATTTCATATTCAAGAGCAATTTTATACTCAGTCATTTCAATCTTCTTTTCAATGAAATGAATCGCTTTCTGTAAATCTTCAATAGATTTGAGCTTATCGCCTTTCTTACCGAAGCGGAAGATATACTTAGTTGCTGCGCCAAGGAGGTAATCGCCATCAAGATACTCATAGACAAGATCCCAATGCTGAGGCTTGTTGCCTGTGTTGTAATGTGAACCGCCAATCTGATTCTTATTTGCTAGCATTTTTTGCTTCCCTTCTCATGATCCATTGTTTAGTAGCCAACTGCCAATCTGACGCAATGATTCGATTAGCCCACTCAGACCCGTCGCTTATTTTGTTCCTACGGTTATAACTAACATGAGCCATAGGTTGGGCTACGAGAGTAAAGAAGTCATTCGCATATCCTTGCTTCTTGTATGGATCTTCACAAAACAACTCACACTCTGTTAAAAACGTTTCCCAATCACCATCATATAAGTCTCTAGGCTGGACTAAGTTTTGGCTGTAATAATCAAACCCTTCTTCACATGTCGGAGGAGACATCATTATTGGCAAGGCATCATATAGATTAGTATAAAGATGGAGGTTATTCGAAACTGTAAAATAACAACCAACAGGAACGTTAAGAGCTATCGCTACGAACTCCTGAATAATTGAGAAATGAACAGGGTTTGCCCCGCAATACCCCCACCAAAAATCATTAGACCGATTCGTAATCAACATGTCCAACTTGCCATTTACGATTGAAAACATAATAGAGGTATTGCACGCTTTGTCAAGAGTGCTCTTGTTGAAGTCGTCTGTGTCCCAAAGCTGAATGACCGCCTGACGGGAGTTAGGTGTGTACTTAAGATGATCTATCACTGCTTTCAGTTGATCAAACCCAAACTGATGACGAATGCGATGACCATAGGGCGCATTAAATCTCTCACCATCATCACTGAATTGACCGATATTTGAATTGAACTGCTCTAAGAACGCTACGTCGTCACGACCAGCCAGCATCCAGATACTTTCCATTAGATGAAAAATAGGGTTAGCGTCCCTTCGGTCGTAAAACAAAACGCGCTCACAAGGGTTAGTAATTTTAGTAAGAACAGGTTCTTCTATTCTGTAGGCTTCTCCATTCCTAGTTTGAGTCAAGA